CCGGGTTCAACATCGCGGTTTATGGCGGCATGCAAGCGGGTCTTCCTCTGGCTAACCCCGCTCAGGCGAAGCTACTAATCCAGGGCCAAATTCTTCAGGCATTCGGCAATTGGATTGGCACTGATCAAACCATGGATATGTACATCGGGGTGGCCACCCAAACCGCGCCGTTGAACCTGACGTTAAACTGGTTGGCGGGGGTCCCGTTGTCGGGGCCTTTAATGAATGCGCTAACGGCTGCATTCCCGCCCCCAGCGTATTCTGTCAATGTCAACATTAGCCCCGGTATAGTTCCGCTGGGCGATCAAAAGCACTTTTGCCCGACTTTGCAAGAGTTAGCTCAGTTTGTTAAACAAAAAAGTGAAGACATCGTTAAGTCATCTGGGTACACCGGGGTCGATATCTCAGTGTCCGGTAACATAGTCAACGCATACGACAGCACCGCCCCTGCTAGCAAAAACTCGACGACGCAAGACAATCCCCGCGTCATCTTCTTCCAAGACCTAATCGGGCAGCCAACCTGGATTGAATACCCGTTCATTCAGTTTAAGACGGTATTACGCGGTGACGTCCAAGTGGGCGATTTCATTAAACTACCTTACAATCTGCTCGCCACTACCACGGCCCCCTCGGGCATTGGGGCAATTCGAGCACCGAATCGTAATACCACTTCGTTCAACGGCGTGTTTAGGGTAGCAATTGTGCGCCACGTCGGCAATTACCGACAAGCCGATGCCGCCTCCTGGGTGTCGATTTTTAACGCGTACCCAATTGACGTGCCCACTTAGGAAAACTAATGGCCGATAACGCACAAAAAACCCATTTGGGCCTGTCGCTAAACAAGTTTGCTGAACAAAAAGCGCAAGCGCAAATTCAGAAGCTAGGTAAAGCACTTCCGTGCTCTGTAGTGTCGGTTGCCGGGCCAATTGTTACGGTGGCATTTGAAGTAGTAAGCGAATACACGCTGCCCAACGTTACCGTGCCAATATTTGGCCCCGAATACATTCGTTATCCCACCCAAATTGGCGATTTGGGCGTAGTGTTCCCAGCCGACGTTTACATCGGGGGCGTGTCGGGTCTGGGCGGCGGAGTGGCCGATATGTCACAACCCGGCAATCTTTCCGCTCTGATTTTTTTTCCAATCGGAAACAAAAACTGGTCTGCTACCGACAACATCAACGCTGTCGTAGTGTATGGACCCGACGGCGTGGTACTACGGGACGAAGGAAAAACGTCAACCGTTACTATTACTCCCGGAAACATATCAATGGCTGCGGGAGGACACACGGTCGTGATTAGTTCGTCGGGCGTGGTGATCGATGGTAAGGTGTTCTTGACCCACGAGCACAACGGGGTTCAGACCGGGGGCGGTAATACTGGTGGAGTGATTTAGGTGCGAACGTACGGAAAAATAACCAACCCGGATGGGACACAGTCTTGGGTGCAAGTGACGACCGATGGTAGCGGCAGCAACGACGCTGTTTATGCAACGGCGCTAGTTCAAACTGTAAAACTAAACATCAATGAAAGTCCCTTCTACGCCAATTCTGGCATTCCGGCCAAGCCTTCGGTGGTACAACAGTTGTTTCCAGATTACTACGTACAAATGATACAGCAAACTTTTGCCCCGGTGTTTGCTAACGTAGCCATCGCTAGAACTCCGGCGTCCAACCCGCCCAAATACACGATCAACATCACCACCAATCAAGGTGTGAAAATCACTGCGGAAGTTGCCCAATGACGTCTTTCCCCGTAATCATGACCCAGGCTGGTGCTCAGCCGACGCCCCCGGCGACGATTCTGTCAACGTTGATTGCCAATGTGCAGGCGCAAGACCCTGGGTACACTGCTAATTTGCCGGGGTCGCTGATTGAAGATATTTCCAGTACCGACGTTGCAGCCATCAGTTTGATCGACCAGTACCGGGTCGCGTTGATCAACTCGCTGACTCCATACGGCGCCAATGAGTTTTTGCTCAACCAACTGGGTCAAATTTATGGGGTACAGTTGGGCCAGGGGTCCAACACTAGCGTCTATGTTGTGTTTTCCGGCACCCCCGGATTTGTAATTGCGCAGGGGTTTACGGTTTCCGACGGTAGTTATCAGTACACGGTGCAAGACGGCGGCATTGTTGGCACCGGGGGTGCTTCGGTGCCCCTCTACTGCTTAGCTACGGTTTCCGGCACCTGGGCAATACCGGCAAGCACCGTGACCCAATTAATCACTTCAGTCCCGTCTTCGATTTCGTTGTCGGTAACTAACCCATTGGCGGGCACTCCGGGGGCGTCTAACCAAACCGAGGAGGACTACCGCGCTCAAGTGCTGCAGGCCGGTAAGGCTGGGTCGCAGGGCATGGCTAGCTACGTGAAGACACTACTTGGCAACGTACCGGGCGTTCAAAACCGTTTGGTGTCCATTTTGCAGGATGCCGCTGGGTGGGAAATTATCGTTGGTGGGGGCGACCCTTACCAAGTGGCCTACGCCATTTATTCCGGTTTATTTGAC